GCACTCATAGTAGAAAAGAAATCCAACGGAGCCGCTCTCTATCAAGAGATGAGAAGGATGGGTGTTCCGCTAGGAGAATTTACACCGGGCAAGGGGCAAGATAAGATTAGTCGCGTTAACTCCGTGGCAGATCTCTTTAGATCTGGTATAGTATGGGCTCCAGATAAACGTTGGGCTCATGAACTTGTTGAGGAGTGTAATGACTTTCCGTCAGGTGCCAACGATGACCAAGTGGATAGCACTACTATGGCGTTAATGAGGTTCCGACAAGGTGGGTTCATAAGACTACCAAACGATGAAGCTGAAGATATACCAGGATTTAGAAGTTCTAGGAATAGACTGTACTCAATATGATTGTTTACAAAGTTGTTGGTTTGTTTAGTTTAAGAAAGCGCGTTATTAAAATGCGAACCTCAGACAAAAACGCAAGACGATACACAAAAAGATACAGACGCATATGGTTTTGGAATGAAGATAGATGGAATCAACGACACGGAATAAAAGGATAAATTATGGCAGATAATGTAGATAAAAGTATATACCAAGCTCCAATGGGACTAGATCAAGATCCACAAAACCCAGAAACCACTGCGCTAAGTATTGAGATTGAAAACCCAGACTCAGTAACACTAGATGATGGCAGCATGGAGATTACTATTATTCCTGGTAAAGAAAAAGATGATGAGTTTAATAATAACTTAGCAGAAGACATGGATGAAGGTGAGCTTACAGAATTATCAGGAGATTTAATTGGTGAATATGATGCTGATATTAATTCAAGAAAAGATTGGCTAACTACATATGTTGATGGATTAGAATTATTAGGTCTTAAAGTAGAAGATAGAACTGAACCATGGCCAGGTGCATGTAACGTATTTCACCCACTCATGACAGAAGCGTTAGTCAAATTTCAAGCAGAGACTATGATGGAAACATTTCCAGCTGCAGGTCCTGTTAAAACAATTATAGTAGGTAAACAAACCCCAGAAAAAGAAGAAGCAGCACATCGAGTTCGAGAAGACATGAACTATCAGTTAACAGACACAATGCCAGAATATAGACCTGAGCATGAAAGAATGTTATGGGGACTAGGACTAGCGGGTAATGCGTTTAAGAAAGTTTATTTTGATCCATCGTTAGAACGTCAAGTAGCGATGTATGTTCCTGCAGAAGATATAGTAGTGCCTTACGGTGCGTCTAATCTAGAAACTGCAGAACGTGTAACCCATGTTATGCGTAAAACGCCTAATGAATTAAAAAAATTACAGGTAGCTGGTTTTTATCGTGATGTAGATTTAGGTGAACCGTTCTTAGATATTGATGAAGCAGAGAAAAAAATTGCAGAAAAACTAGGGTTTAATCCTTCAGAAGATGATAGATTTAAAATTCTTGAGATACATGTTAATTTAGATTTAGAAAATGGTGATTCTGAAGATGGCATTGCATTACCTTATGTAGTAACTATTGAAAAAGGTACAAGCACTATTTTAGCTATTCGTCGTAATTGGAATCCAGATGATAAGTTAAAAGCTAAACGTCAACACTTTGTTCATTATGGTTACATTCCAGGTTTTGGCTTTTACTGCTTTGGTTTAATTCATTTGATAGGTGCTTTTGCAAAATCAGGTACTATGATCTTACGTCAACTTGTAGACGCAGGTACTCTATCAAACTTACCAGGTGGTATGAAGTCACGAGGACTTCGTATCAAAGGTGATGATACTCCTATAGCTCCAGGGGAATGGAGAGACGTAGATGTACCATCAGGTGCTATCCGAGATAACATTTTACCGTTGCCTTATAAAGAACCTTCACAAGTTCTTAATATGTTGATGAATCAAATTATTGAAGAAGGCCGTGCATTTGCTAATGCAGAAGGTTTAAAAGTTTCTGATATGTCAGCTAATGCTCCTGTTGGAACTACATTAGCAATTCTTGAACGTACATTAAAAGTAACATCAGCTATTCAAGCGCGTATCTACTATGCGATGAAACAAGAGTTTAAGTTACTTAAAGGCATTATTCGTGATTACACTCCAAAAGAATATTCATATGATCCAGATGTAGGTGATAGACGTGCTAAACAAGCAGATTATGATAATGTAGATGTTATACCGGTATCTGATCCAAATGCTGCAACAATGTCTCAAAAAGTTGTACAATATCAAGCAGTTATGCAAATGGCGCAAGCTAATCCACAGATTTATGACTTAGCTGAGCTTAATAAGCAGATGTTAGAAGTATTAGGTGTTAAGAACATTGGTAAACTTATTCCAGCTGCAGAAGATAAGAAACCTAAAGATCCTGTAACTGAAAATATGGCTCTTATTAATGGCACACCTGTTAAAGCGTTTCTATACCAAGATCATGAAGCACATATTAAAGTGCACATGGCAGCTATGCAAGATCCTAAGATTGCACAACTTATAGGTCAAAATCCTCAAGCTCAAGTAATACAAGCTGCTGCAATGGCTCATATTAATGAACATATTGCGTTTGAATATAGAAAACAAATTGAAGACCAGCTAGGTATACCTTTACCTAATCCTGAAGATGAAATTCCTAAGGAAGAAGAAGTACAAATATCTAGACTTGCTTCACAAGCAGCACAACAGTTATTGCAAAAAAATACTGCAGAAACTCAACAACAAACCGCACAACAGCAAGCACAAGATCCGCTTATTCAAATGCAACAACAAGAACTTCAACTTAAAGCACAAGAAATTCAAATTAAAGCCCAAAAAACAATGGCCGATATTGAAATAGATAAAGCTAGATTACAACTTGATAAAGCTAAAATGGATTCTCAAGAGCGTATTGAGGGAGTAAAAATTGGAGCAAAAACAACATTTGATAAAGAAAAACTACAAGCAGATCAACAAGCTCGCGGAGTTGAGTTAGGTATGCAAGCAGTTCACAAACAACAAGATATGCAATTATCAAATAATAAAAAGGATCAACAACAACCAAAGGAGTAGTAAATGATAGACCCAACGTTAGAGCTATTAATCAACAAGATAGCTGAGAAACGCAAAGATATATTAAGTTCCATTGCTGACGGTTCTGCTAAAGATTATGCACATTATCAATCTGCAGTAGGATATATAAGAGCTTGCGATACTATACAAGGCCTTATTGCCGATATCGTAAATAAAATGGAGAATTCTGATGAGTGAACAAATACTCACTATGAATAAAAATTTAGTTGATGCTAGTGGTCGACCAATTAATATTCCAACGGTTACTGAAGTAGAAGTAGAAGATATACCAATTGAAGAACGGGGTTTACAATTACCTGAGCCTAAAGGATACAAAATACTTTGTGCAATTCCTGATGCTTCAGAAACTTATCAAGGTGGTATTGTAAAAGCAGATTCAACTAGAACTATAGAAGAACATTCAACTGTAGTTTTATTTGTAGTAAAGGTAGGTGACTTAGCTTATAAAGATGAAACTAGATTTCCTACTGGTCCCTGGTGTAAAGAAGGTGATTTTGTTTTAACACGTGCATACGCAGGTACTAGATTTAAAATTCACGGAAGAGAATTCCGCATTATTAACGACGATACAGTTGAGGGGGTTGTTGCTGATCCTCGCGGCTACACTCGCGCATAAGGAGTAATATATGGCTGACGTAAAAGATGGAGATATTGTTTTTGAATATCCAGACGATGATGAAATATCAGGTAACAAACTACCTGATGAAAAAGAAGTTGAGCTTAAAGAAACAGTAACTAAAGTTGCACCTAAAGAAGTTGAAATAAATGTTAAAGCAGAAGATGAACTTGATCTTGAAATTGAAGATGATATTCCCACTGCTGATAGAGGTAAAGAACCTTTACCTAAAGAAAAAGTCGAAGAACTAGAAAACGATACACTAGAAGACTATTCTGAACGTGTTAAACAACGTATGGCGCAGCTTAAAAAAGTTTGGCATGACGAAAGACGTGCTAAAGAATCTGCTGATCGTGAACGAGAAGAAGCTATTAAATATGCCCGACAAATAGCTGAAGAAAATAAAAAATTAAAAAGTACTTTAAGTACTGGCGAAGAAGCCTATTTAAAAACCCTTAAAGATTCACTTGAACAGCATTTATCTATAGCTAAACGAGATTATGGTGAAGCATATGATCTAGGTGATAAAGATAAGATTATTGAAGCTCAGCAAAAGATGAATGACGCTCAACTACGCTTATCTCAAACGGAAACTTATCAAAGACAGTATGATAACTCTTTACAAAACACCGAAAAAGAGGTATATATACAACAAAACGAACAAGCTTCATATAAACCAGATGCCAAAGCTTCCGCTTGGCAAGATAAAAATACTTGGTTTGGTAAAGATGAAGAAATGACAAGCCTTGCATTAGGCTTACATGAAAAATTAGTTAGAAGTGGGATCAGTCCTACCTCTGACGAATATTACCGTCGTATAGATAGTACGATGCAGAAACGATTCCCAGAAAACTTTGGGGATGCAACGCTAGACGAGGAAAAACCCGCCGAGCGCACAAAACCTTCGACTGTAGTTGCTCCGGCAACGCGTAGTACCGCGCCTAAAAAAGTACGATTGACGAAGACACAAGTAGCGTTAGCCAAAAAATTTGGGTTAACACCGGAACAATATGCAAGAGAAACTTTAAAATTGGAGAATGCAAATGGATAATACAAACAGAACAGATCGTGAAATAGATACAAGAGAAGAATTTCAACGTGCAGATAGCTGGAAACCTGCCTCTCTATTACCTGAATTTAAAAAGGTACCTGGATGGGCATACCGTTGGATTAGAACTAGTCTATTAAACGAAGCTGATAATCTAAATGTTTCTTCAAAAATGCGTGAAGGATGGGAGCCCGTTAAATTAGCGGACCACCCTGAAATGAGAATAATGGTTGACCAAAATGCTCGGTTTAAAGACGGAGTTGAAATTGGTGGACTATTATTATGTAAAATTCCAGAAGAGTTTGTTGCACAACGTAAGGCTCACTATGAAAACATAGCGAAACAACAAGCCGAAGCAGTTGACAACAGCTTTATGAAACAGAATGATGCTCGTATGCCTCTTTTCTCAGAGAAGAAAGCTACATCGTCATTCGGTAAAGGTAAATAACACAAAGGAGACATATTATGTCAGCAACAGCAACCCCGTACGGCTTTAAACCCGTAAATGAAATTGGCGGTCTACCATATGCTGGTAGTACACGTCAGATCAAGATTGCTTCCGGCTACGCTTCAAATATATACTACGGTCAAGTAGTTTCTATTGTAGCTGCAGGTACAATCCAAGTAGTAACAACGAATGGTGATAACTCAACACCGTTCCCAGCTGGTACAATTGGTGTTTTTGTAGGTTGTACTTAC